CAATATGACCTACAAAAAAACGGCAGAAGCTGTTTTAGCCCTTATTTACAAGGAAAACTAAACTGGCATAATTCATGTTATATATATATTGATTATGATTAAATTAATTAATGACATTCTAAACGAAGCGGCTTATTGCCCTCAAAAGCAAAAAGATTCCAATCGAATCAAAGACTCTGGAGATGTTTACTTCGCAGAATTTGAATTAGCTGGTTTTAGTAAAAAAGATATCGATATTAGCGTTATTGACGGCATCTTGACTGTAAAAGCTAAAAACGAAGACAGATCTAGAAACTATGAATTATATTTATATGATCTAGTGTCTGAGGACCATATTTCGTCTACATTGGTGAATGGCCTTCTCGTTTTGACTCTTCCTAAAAAGGCCGTTACAGGCGCTAAAAAAATACAAATAAAATAATGCCTATTTATGTTTACAAACACCCCGAAACAAACGAACACCGTGAGGTTTTCCAAGGGATGAATGATGAACATATATTTATAGATGAATGTGGTATGCAATGGGGGAGGGTTTATCTCTCCCCCAATGCGTCCATAGATAGCTCTATAGACCCTTTTAACCAACAACAGTACATCGACTCCACTTATCACAAGAAAGGCACTGTGGGCAACATGATGGACTATTCAGCGGAACTCAGCGCTAAGCGAGCTGACAAAGCTGGAGGGGTTGACCCAGTTAAAGAAAAATTCTATAATAATTACGCTAAAGAACGTAATGGGACTGAACACCCTAATAGAATAAAAGAAAAAGGATACGATAGTAAACGAGCAAAAGTGGATTACGATTAATAGTGAGTCCCGCTCAACTTGAGACCTTTTTCTTGTGTCACCTCAAAAGAGAAGTCCGCGTCAAAATTCATTCTCCCGTTTATGTCCATAGAATAGTTATAAGATCCTAATTTAGCATCTTCTATTCTGTAAACCATAGATTTACCACTCGCTTCTAGGGTTAAATCAAATTGATAAAGCTCGTCTGAATTCAATACTCCAGTCATAGCTCCACTCTCAAAACCAGAAACTTGAGAAGACACAGCAAATGTCCCTTTGGCTGGAAACTGCCTTTTTCTTCCAAAAGCGTAATCATTTCCTAATCCATAAGCTGAAACTCTAGGCATGGATACGTTCATATTAACAGATTGAACTAAGTGGCTCCCTGAAATCTCTTGCCCTCCGACTTGTAAATTCTGTAATGTGACATCACTACCAGCATTTGTTTGATTGACAATAGGAGGGGCTTTTTCTAAAGCTTCAGTAGTTAAATCTTTAGCAAAAGTAAAGACAGAATTGCCTACATTGTCATTATTCCCCCCTGTCATATTTATAGCTGGCATCTGCATGTAAAACCCTATTAAATTAGCGAATACAACATTTGAACAAATATAAGAAGTATTTACTTTGGGGAGATCTCCTATGGAGTAGCTCAAACTATAAGATTCTGGGAAACAATTTCCAAAAGCGATAGCGTCTTTTCCAGAAAAATCGTTAGCTGTACCATCTAAAGTTACAGAGTCTATAAAAGAATCTTCTTGGTTTTCGCTCACTAAGACATAAAAATTAGTCGAATCTTCAGAGTCACCAGCATCAAACATATTCTTAAATTCATCTTCAGGGGTAGAATTCAAAAACCTCCCCTGCACTTCATTGGAAAAGTTAGGTTCAGGTATATAGCTGATATTTAAAGAGACATCTGGCTGATTGTATATATTATTAGTAGATAAATCTTGAGAACCAATTTGTTTTGATTGCTGCCTAGAATAATCAATTGAATAGTCAAAAGTTTGAACTATTTTATGCAGTTTTAAAGTTTTAAGAGTAGTAGAGAACGCTGTAGTCGAGTTCTGTACCGCCACAATTGCATTATTACTTCTTATTATATTTCTAGCCATATTAAGTTCCTGTTGGAATTACGCCCATAGGGTCTTCTTTCAGATCTACAGTTAAATTATTAGAGTTCGAGTAGTTCCATGTGTGAGTCCACTTCGGGCTATAATAAACTTTAGGTCTATTATAAATAGAAGGTATCTGATGTCTAAATCTTCGATATCCACCTTTGTTTTCTAAGAAATGAATCATAGTCTTTAACTGTTTATCAGGGATATTTTTGAAGCTGTAATTCATATCGAATGTTGCGATATTATCGTTTGTTTTAAACCTTTGGGTAAAAGAGTTTTTGTATTCTAATTTATCAGCTTTAATTTGCACATCATTTTGAGTCCCGACATCAGGCTCAAAAAAGAAATCTTGAGTCCACATCGAATCTACTCCTGTGGGAGAATTCGATTCTGTAGAACTATGATCTCCAGTGCAGTAGTAGAAGTTATCTAACTTGTTTTGATTTATCCCTGTATACGCAATGTCATACTCTTCGTAAGAAGTAGAGTAGCTATAATCATCAAACGCTAAGTTAGGGAAGCATCCCATCCCAGACCATTTTAGCAAAGTCGGGGCGTGGTCTACTGTCAAGCTGGTCGCTACTTCGAAGTGCTGATTATTAATAAAATTAATTGCATAATTATCGCAAAATCCAGAGACTGTTTTATATATTCCTGAATTATCTGGAGTAAACCCTATAGGCAAATACCCAGATTGAGCTTCGAAAAAGTTAGCTAGTTTTCTAGCATTGGTTTCATTAACTTCGTATTTTAAAGAAAATCTTGCCACTAAGCTATTAACAGAAAGAGGTATCAAATTATAATAAAAATCATCAGTAATATAACTATGATTTTTGGCTTGAAACTCTACTGTAGATCCATAAGTTGGCGTAAGACTAAGACCAGATAGCTCTGATGGCGAAGTTATACCGCTAATATTACGATCTCTATTATAAAATAAGTCTTCGCTCATGCGTGTCCAATATAGTTAAGGGTTATTCTTACAGAGCCATCAGAACTACTGTTTAATTGTTCAGAGACAAGTGATGCATTAGGTATTGTTAGCATTTGAATTCCGTCTCCATTTTCAGAAGACAATACAAAAACAACAGTTTTATCTTCTCTCGTATTTAAAAAATCAAAACCGCTTTTTAAAAACGTATCGTCCACATCTATCTGTACGGCGGCTGTATATTCTATAGGGTTTATATGCTTGACCTCTACTGGAGTTTCAGAACCAATAGTATAATAAGGTTTTTTATTCATCGTCAAAGAATAATCAAAACCAATAACACGATTACTAGAACTATTATCGCAAGTAGCGCTTATAGACCCTTGGCTTGGTATATAAATAGGAGTAGGAACTGTTCCACTCGCATTGATGCCGCTTTTCATTTCATCATAAACAACAAAAGAGGCATTTACTTTAGGTATAGACCCAACAGCGCAATTGACAGAATAGGAACTTAAATACCCACTTTCAAAACCATAAGAAGTATTATTTTTATAATTGAAACTCCCTTTCATAGCTTCAGATTCTCCCGTGAATGCTAGGATAGGATCTTCATAGATCAAGTTCCTAGAAAAAGAAACAGTTTGATTTGTAGCTCCACCCACTGTGGTTAAACCACGGGTTGATCCTAAAGGAGTTAAAACATTACTGCTATTAGAATAACTTATATCAAGGCTTTGCACTCCTGAAAGTTCTCTCGCGTTAGGACTCCCATCAGCTCCTTCTATAAAGAAGTGACAGTCGTAATTTAGTGTTGTTCCGTACATTATGCTCTAGCTTGTCTTAGTGATCCCCCCAACCTCTTCTCGTCGTCTATAACTTGTTTGACTACATCCTTTATTCTGGTCGCTAACGATCTCTGTTGTTCACCCCCGCCATCGCCACCGCCACCTTGAGTGTCAGATGACCCATCAGAGTTGACGGTGATATTAATCACAGTCTCTCCAGCATTATCAGAAACAGATATAAGCTCGTCAAGTTTACTCACTATGTCTTCAGAGCCTCCACCTGCTCCTGAATTTAAAGCGTTTAGATTCCCTGCGCCTATCTTCTGAGTTGCAGCAGCGTTCATAACGAACTCGCCACCAGATAACATGGAAGGAACAGTATCTACTCCAGCCGCATTAGGGACTGAGCCTCCTGTGGCATACCTGCCTCTGGTGTCTCTGGGCGGCAACATCCCTGTGTATCCTTCGGCTAAGTTGACCTTATCTAAGTTATCCATCATTTTTATGAAGTCTGTATTATCAGTAAGCGATTGACTAAGTGTAGATATTGTCATTGGCGATGAGGAAGATCTTCCACCTATAGGTGCTGCTGACCCGCCGCCCAACATTAGTGCATAATCAGGAACAGCATCCACATTTGGTTTACTGAATTTAGTCGCAAGAGAGCTGAACCCAGCAGAAACAACAGCCCCAATAATAGCGTTTTTCAAATCTTTTTTAGCTTGCCTCTTTTGTTCTCTAGCTTCTTCTTCCTTTTGCACTTGCTGGGTGAACAACCCAAATGCGTCCCGCTTGGAGTCTTGCTCCCTTTTAAACGCTGGGCTATTCCTTCTACCAAACATAGTAAGGGCTGCGCTTTGAGGTTCTAAATTAACAGACGCAGATCCTGCTCCCGATCCAAATCTATCAGAAGCTCCCGTAGTAAAAGATTGTGTAGCGAAATCAATTAAATTGCTTTTCCCTTTTATTTCTTCCTGTCCGTTAGTTCCTGGAGTGAACAAGCCTCCTCTAGCCATAGCTGGAATTGAGCCAGCATTCAAAGATTCCATGAAAGAAGAGCCGTATTTACTAACAGAACTTTTCTTCATTACGAATTCACCACCAGTAAGTAAAGCGGGAACATCATCGCGGTTTCCAGAACCACCTGTGACTTTCCCTCCAGAGGCGAATTTGCCAATAACGCTATCAACAGCTCTTGTCATGTAAGCTTTAGATAAAGTCGTGAAGAAGCTGGTGGCTGTCCCTATAAGTATATCGCCAAGGTTTCCGCCTTGGATTATCGCTTCAGTCATAGCATCTCCTATGTTATGAGCAAATTGAGCTGAAGCATCTATTAATTTACCTGCGAATTCATTTTCTTCGGTTAATTCTCTGAATAACTCAAGATTCGGATTATCAGGGTCTAACGCAGTTATTCTATCTTCTCGATTTTTTTCATTGAATTTAAATTTAAGCCTTTGTACTGGATCAGTAGAAATAGAATTGTCGATACGAGCTTGAGCTAGGTTCTCAGTATTCCCGAGCTGTTCTTGCATATTATCTAACAACTGTCTAAAACTCTTTTCTGCAGGTCTAGTAGATATGTTAATATCATTATCAGCGGTATCTATTGTCGTTTTATTTTCTAATTTATCTTTTTTATTCGTCTCTTTCGAAGTTCTTACGAATGCTTCCATATCTGCTATTAATGTATCGGGATTATCTTTGAAGAATTTTTCGGAAGTTTTTTCATCTACTCCGAAACCTAGTGCTTTTGTTGTTTTTATAATTTCTTGGAATTTGCTTATAAGTTTTCCACCGCTCAGTGTTGATATTTCTTTATTAAACTCCGCCAGTCCATCGCCATCTATACCCTTTCCGAATCTTTTCGAGGCAGCGGTTGCAAGAGTTCTTGCTTCGGATCTTTGAGAGGCAGCTGTAGACTCAATTTTTATCTTAGTATCTATTCCAGCTAATGTCCGTCTTTCTTTTGCTATTTCTGTAGCGTTTTGCTTTTCTTCCCTATTGCTTCTTGGCGTACCCGATCTTAAACTTATACGATCTTGTACTTCTTTTTTATCTCCTTGCAATCTCCTTAACTTTGCATTTTTAGTGGTAGATAAAAGTGTTTTATTTACTGTCGCTTCGGCATCTAACCTATCATTACGCTCAGCGATTAATTTATTTATATCAGCTTCTGCCAAAGCCCTTAGTCTAGTCTTTTCCAAGGTTGCTTCGGTTAGACCTAATTGTACTAAAAGGGGTTCGATTGACGCTTTAACTGCGCCAGTATCTTCTTCTAGTAATAGTTTAGCAGCTTCTAATGCTTTTACCCTGTCCTGCTCTGTTATATTACGTTTTTCAGATAGTCTTTGAATCTCAGCCAAAGCTGTTGTATTTATGCCTTCTATTTTGCTAAGACTTTCGCTTTTTTCAGATATCTTTTCCATAGTATCTAAAGTAGCATTTCTTAAATCAAAATTCTTTTTAGCATTGAGTATATCGAGGGTCGCATCTCTACGTCGATCATTACTCAAAGTCCCCATTTTGTCAGCTTCCATAAACTGTAATTCTAGAGTATTTAAATGTGTTTTCTCTAGTTTGGCCATACCAATAGCCGTTGTAACTCTTTGTTTTGCAAGAGTATTAGTTATCCTTTCTTTTTTTAAAATATTTTCTTTTTCTATCGCTAAATCGCTTGCTTGCTTTAATTTCGCGGCATCGAATATTTCTCCCATTGTTTTATCTTTGACTTCTCCAACCCCCGTTACACCCATGTTTTTTTTAACACGGATAGCATCAGCATCGCTACTATTAATGGCCTTCTGAAATTCCTCTTTACTATTGAATTGTTGAATAAACTTTAAGTCTTCCTCTCCAATAATGCCTTTATCTGTAAGTGTCTTTAATTCTTTATTTAATTTTTTTGCGTCTTGAGTTAATTTGTCAAAAAGATCTTGAGTTTCACGAACTTCCTCCTTAGTAATATCTCTGTCTAGAGCTATTTTTGACAATTGAGCTTGGACTTGCTTAGGGTCAGCACTACCAGCTACAGCTGCTAGTATAGCAGCGTCTAATGTTTCTTCTAATGCTCCAGCTCCGAACATATCAAAACCTTCAAAATCAAGAGTGCTACCTATATTACCTCCTTGTTTAAAAAATGTTCCTATAGAACCCAGAAGAGTACCTTCTTCAGCTGTCCTCTCTTTAATGCTGTTTAGAAAAAAATCGGCATCGTTCTTAATATTTCTTTGTTCTAAAGGATCAAATTCGTCCAATCTAAATGCGGCATCTTTTGCGGATTGAGCGACTCTAGCCATACCGTCTGCAGCAAAATCAGTTATTCCACTAAAACGATCAAAAATATCCCCAGCTAGTTGTATACCCGCTACTGCAGCTCCTATATATCCCGATGCTTTTGATAAAGACCCCCCAAATTTTCCAAGTTTACCTCCACTACTCTCTAAAAAATCGCCCACCCCTTTTAGAGCGAATGTAGTCGTGGCCCCAGAAGCCGCTGCAGATGAAAAAGAATTAATTAATTGGGCGGTTGTGCTTTCAGCGCCTTCAGTAGCTCCTGATAGTGCAGTCATCCCAGCTTGCACTGCGAATATTGTGCCAAGAAAATCTCTATTGCCCTTCTCTACTTTAGAATCTGTATTTAATTTTTTTAGACCTACATCATTTATTTTTTTCCTGACAGAGCCATTGGTTTTTATCGCAGAAGTCAATTTCTTTAATTCTACTTCTGCACCGCTTCGAGTAATTTTACCTTTCTTAAGTTGTTTATTAAGTGAATCAATAGTAGTATTTAGTTGTCCTAACGATTTTGCTGCTGCCGTGAACTTACTAGTTACGCCTATATCACTCATCCCTATATTAGACTTAGCGAAGTTAGGTATTGCTCCTGTAGGTTCGTCTCTAGTGTTAGTGACAGCCAACCCCATTGGGTTACCAGCGTTTCTAAGTTTCGGGCTTTGGTTTACGCGGATTTGATTTATTGGTAAACCAGCAGCTTGTTCTCTCCCTACAGCATCTTCAAGAGGATTAGCAAAATTTGGGATATAACCAGAGGCGGCATTAATAGAAACCACATCCCCTAATGTTTTGAATTGTTTACCAGATTTATTTATAGCAGGTAAATCACTAGATTTAATTATATACCTCCCTCTTCTTGAATTTGCTTTTTTAAAACCTAATTTTATAGCGTCATCATGGCTTAATTTTTTACCTATAAGCTTAGATTTTTGAGCAGATTGATTGCCTACTGAAACCCTATGTATTTTTGCGGCGGCTGAAGCTATATTATCAGGATTTTTTCGACCTTTTACTTCGCCAAAAGATGGTTTTGTTTCAATTCCATATAACTCCAGTAAATCTTCTTGACCTTTTAAATTTAAATCAAAATTAGAAGTATCTGTCTGTGACGCATATGCTAAAAATTCTTTATCTGTGAGTAAGGATGCTAATGTTAGTTCGTATATGCTCCCAGCAAATGCAGATAGAGACCCCCTATTGACTTTAGCTTTGATAGCAGACTGGACAAGAGGTCTAGGCATTTGCTTATCACTTATTTCTGCTGATTGTTTTATAGCTTGTTCAATAGAATATTCTTCTATCTCTTTGATATACTCGTCGATATCACGGCCTTTATGGTTTTCAGATAAACCATAAGTAGGGACTCTTATTTCTGTAGCTCCCGTTCCCTTAGTAATATTAAATTTTCCGTCTGGATGAAGGTAAGCTTTTTGCTGTGGATTTGTTTTACCCTTTTGGCCAAGGAGCAATACATACTTACCCATTGCATTTACAGCTGGAACCTTTGGGTCCACAGCTTCAGCGAAGTTAGGGATATATCCACCCGCCGCACTTATCTTCCTTGCTCCCGCTGGCATCCCCATAGAGGAAACCATATCTTGATTGAATATAGCAGACCCGCCACTTCCAGCGTAGTTAGGAACAATGTATTCACTGCTATTAGCGACCATTGAACCTTTTTGACCACCACCGAAATTAAAGTTCGGTATGGTAACAGGCTTTGCGGAAGTGGGAGCGCCCCCCACGCCCTTGCTGATATCAGAGCTTTCTGATCCATAACCAGCGATAGCATTGTAGTTAGGGATAAACCCTCCAGCAGCGCGGCCTTTACCCGCTCTACGTGCAACTGGTCTAGTAGCAACTGCCACTCCTGGAGCTACCTTCATAGCTATACCCTGCATTTGAGTCATTACCGCTAATTGCTCCTTTATAGCTGTCGTAAAAAACTTGGTTTGTTCAACTTTTTTCTTTTCTGCGCTAAGAGAACTGTTTTCGATAGATAAAATCTTTTCTTGGATTGATTTATTGCCCAATAGAGTGGAAGCGATCTGCCCCTGAAGAGTAGCTTGTTCTCTCGCTGCTTGATTTAAACCAAAAAATGTTTTTAAAGATCCAAGTCCAAATTTAGCAAGATCAATACCCAGTTTAATTATAATAGCCCCAAAGATAGCCAACCCAGGACCACTAATAACAGCCCCTATACCTTTGACTATGCCTCTAGCAAAATCTCCACCCGCACCTTCTCCATCTAATACTCCTTTAACGTTCTCGACCAAAGTATTAAAGAACCCTAATAAATTCTGGAGATTATCTGTTACGCCTATTCTGCCCAGAGTATCAGCTAATTCTTTTACATTGAGTGTGGCTACATTTATAGCGGCAGATAAAGCTTCGTTTAAAGCTAGATTCCGCTCATAAGCTTCTTTTGTCGCATTTTGAGAAACCTTAGTTAAATTTATTGCTATAGAGGTCTTAGAGTTATAATCATCTAGTAGAGCTAAGAATGGGGAGATCTGGAATTTACCGACTAGCCCTTCTGCTATTTGAAGTCGTTTAGCTTCAGGTAATTCACTTAAAACTTTAGACAAATTTTGAATTAATTTAGTAGCCCCTAAGACTTTGCCGCTAGCATCGGTGACTTGAACCCCTAAATTCTGCATTGTTTCTAACTTCTCTATACTCTGAATACGAGTGAAGATAGTTTTGAATGAGTTACCAATAACAGCTCCACCTCGCGCAGTTTTAACTTGGACAGCCGTAATTACGCCGACTAATTCATCGAATGATACGCCAGCAAGACTAGCGACTGATCCTGCGCGTTTAATACCTTCAATTAAATCCCTCTCAGAAACAGCCGCTGCAACAGCTGCGGCTGATAATTTATTAAGTATTACGCTGCTTGAGAGTCCAGACTTATTAAAAGAGTTTATAGCTGCAGTCAAACCCGAAACAGCTTCAGTAGCTCCCAGGCCAGACACGCGGGTTAATATCATAGAATCGCCTAATCTTTTTTGGACTTCAGTTGCATTTAGACCTTGACGACTTAATTCTAAAGCTGCAGTGGCTACTGTATTAAATGATTGTTCGGTATTCCTAGCGACATTAAAAATAGTTTTACTAAAACCTTCTAATTCTTTTGCGTTAGTCCCCAAAATAGAATTGATACTTATGAGAGACTTTTCTACTTCTATTGTAGTCAAAACCAACTCCTTGAAGCCTCTAGTCACTGCTGCGAGTATACCAACAGAAGCCCCGAATGCCAAAACACGGGCATTAGCAGCCTCCATAGATTTAGTAAACTGATCAGCCTTACCAGTAATTCTACCTAAAGGTTGAGATAAACCCTCAATACTTTTGGCGTTACCGCCCATATTGATCTTAAGATTTCTACCCGCTTTTTTAGCAGCTGACTGAATGCTCGCTTCTAATCCTGTTTGAACTGTTGGTATTTTTACTGGCATATCCGTGAACCTTTGATGTATTTACACAAAGATTTACACATCATGTCCAGCTAATCGCATCATTTGTGTCATATCAAGTTGACCACCATGTTTTTTAGCCTCCTCCGCTAAAGAAACGCCTTGAACTCCACCTACATCTTCGACATCATCTTTTGTAGCTCCAAAGAGTATTGATCCTGAAGAGTCGTCTCTAATGCCGCTTGATTTTGCTTTCTCGTTTTTAGAAGCAGAAAAAGAAATTAACTTTTCTGGATCTTGGCGATAATCATCTGGGATATCGTCGGTATGCTGGAAAATATTATAGAACATCCTACCAAACAAAGCCACCCTCAATTGATAAATAGTTAACTCGGTTATAGGTTTCCGATAAAACCCGCTACAATCTTCACAAAGAGAAAGGTACATACTAAAAAAAGGTCTCAACACGGCCTTTTGAATATTCTCATCTGAAAGGCGTTCTGTTATATCGTTTTGTAGCCTTGTGAGTTCTAGAATTTCCCAAGTTTCTAATTCTCCGAAATCTTCTTCGGAATACAAGTTTTCAGTAAGCTCTTTATTTTTAAAAATTAAAAATCTTAATATTTCATCTCCGCTTCTTAACGCAGCGTAATCTTCGGCAGTCTGACCAATAACTGAGCTTCGATCAGTTTTTAAAACATACAATTCTTCAGCCCTCTGTAAAATCGTCTCTTGCAACTGTTCTTTTTGAGATCTTAAATTTAAGTTCTGTATAGTCCTTTTTAAATTCCCTATTTCAGTCTCTAAAGAAGCTATCTTTAAATCGCTGTTTTTATCCCATATACCCTCTTCTAATACATAAGAGATTCGGTCTTTCTCTAAATCCAGCCCCTTGGATACAGCTAAATCTTTATACTTTTTATAATATTTATGTAGATATCTTTGATCGCGAATACTTATATGCTTTATATAAATATCATGATCATGGAACAAAGCTTCAGTATAACCATCGAAAGCTTCACCGACTAAAGAGATATAGAACTCCTCTTTCAAACCTCACCTTTTTCAACGTCTTCGATAAGTTTATTAAATTCTTCAGGAGTAGACGCTTGATTAAAGAACCAGAAAGCTAAGATAGTGGAGACTTTTTGCACTAGCAAGCCATAAAAATCAGAATTTTCGTCTTCTTTAGCATAATAATCGTCTATCCTTTTATCAAAATCAACGCCAATAAAATAAGGCTTAGGATCTTCATCATCTTCGCGTTGAATATTCGTCAACATGAGGGTATACCATAGAAGTAAACGGTTTTGAGCTTTAGTATCCGCAGTGTGATCAAACAAAGACTGCATAGAGGTTTCTGAATCGATAATCTTTCTCTTTTTTATAGACAGTTCCTCTTTTAAAGATTCGATTTTTTCTTTCTGTTTGTCCGTCTTTTGATCGACAGTTTCGAGTCTTACGTATTCAGTCTGGATGTCAAAGATTTCTTTATATAGTCTACCGTAGTCTTTAGCATCGTCCTCGCTCCAAACTCCTCCTGTATCACTATACTTCTTGTATAACATAGCCTTAGTGAGGATGCCTTTTTTGACACAGCGACTCATCTCAACAGAATATTCAAGCTCGGCCTCTTCGAGATCTCTACGAGAAGGACGTTTGATTTTTACTTGAACGGGGACTTTCTCTTTCACTTTTTTTGTGACAGTGGTCTCCTCTCCAGTTTTTTTGTTTTTCCTCTTAGATACCTTCTCGACTTCTTTTTCTTCGTCGATAGTGAACGAATACAATTCTTTAAATGCCATGACTTTTTTATTTAAATATAAAACTTACTTGGTAATTATCGATGGTAGAACACAAATTTCTAATAGATTCGTTACCGCAGTCTAAAATTCTTTTGCGAATCCAGTTAGCCTTATCAGGGGTAAAGTGATCTGCGGTATCGATAATTGGATGATACTTCTTTGGAATATTTTTATAAAGCTTCTCATAATGAAAATCGTGATCTTGTTTCATATCTTCCACCATGATTAACATCATTTTGAAAAGCCTAGAAATTTCATCATTAGACAATTCCTCCAAATTTTTTTTAGCGTTCATCCTTAAACCTATCTTATTATATAAATAATAGTGTAAAAATCAACATGGCAGGTTTTTTATCAAGCGATCAAATAACAAAAGTTCAGAATTTAGCTGATACTTTGCATACTACATTTGCACGGACCATAACGGTTTATAAGAATGCTAAGAAAACCATTATAGCTTCTAGTGGTTCATGGAACTCTTTATATGGGAGAACGAACACTGGTTCTGACAGCTCTGTAGCATATACCACTGAATCCCAAACGTTTGAAGCTCGTATTTATTATGATGATATGGACACCTCATACTTCACAGATGATGGTCCAGCAGATCAAGCTGGGACTCAAAACAAAGTAGTGGTATCTAATGGCACGGTGAGA